CGGCACCTGAATCACACCGTTTTTCTTTACGGCGCGGAGCACAACGAAGCGCCCTGCTCGGAATTCGTGTCGTGTATTTCCGAGGAAGAACAGCGGGTTCTTCTTGGCAACACGCAATACCAATATGCCGCCACGGATAATTCCCCGGCGCTGTGGGCGCTGTGCAATCCTCGGATGGTGTCTGCCATCGCGAAGCGAAAACAACCTCGGGATATAATCTGCACCATCGGAGGGCGCAGCCAGCAGTCCGTAACAGAGGCTCACCCGGACTGTCTGGCGCTCGAATACTCCATTGGCTACGTCGGCAGCTACGCACCGTATCGGGTGTATGAAAGCCACGCGTGGCGGCACTGCACGCACGGGTTCCAGGACAGTTGGGAAGGACGATTTTTCGACGACGTGATACCTCTGTTCTTCGACGAGAGCGATTTTCAGTTCCGGGAGCGATTCAACAAGGAAAGATTCGCGCTGTATGTGGGGCGGCTAACACCCCGCAAGGGAATCGCCATTGCGTGCCAGGCCGCACACGCCGCGGGCATCCCGCTCAAGGTCATCGGCCACGGGGACACGAGCCTGGTCACCCACGGCGCGGAGTATCTCGGACCGCTGTGCAACGCGGAGCGAAACGAATACATGAGCCGCGCAACTGCGCTACTGTGTCCGACGCAATACATTGAGCCCTTCGGCAGCGTGGCAGTCGAGGCACAGATGTGCGGCACCCCGGTCATTTCCACGGACTTCGGAGGCTTCACCGAGACCGTGGACCACGGGCGCTCCGGCTTTCGATGCAATTACCTGGGCGAGTTTGTGAGTGCGCTGCGCGTGGCGAAATACCTGGATTGCGAATACATCCGCGAGCGTGCCGTCCGGCTGTATTCAATTCCGCAGGTAGCCAAGCAATACGACCACTATTTCAAGCGGCTGGAGCTTCTGTGGGAACACGGATGGAACTCCCAGTAGAAATACGGACTTGATTATCCCGCAGCCCGTGTTACCTTCCCACATGAATGTAGTGAGTTATCTACGAGTAAGCGGCGCGACCCAAATCGCGGGCGACGGCTTCGACCGACAGGACAGGGTTATTGAGGACTTCTGCCGAATCCACAAGCTCACCAACCACCGAGAGTTTCGGGAGGAAGGCGTTTCTGGAACCGTGGAGGGCATCGACCGACCGATGTTTTCGGCTGCCCTGGAGATAGTATCCTGGAGCAAGCAGAACGGCGGGGAACCCCTCGAAGCAATCGTCGTCGAGCGGATGGACCGACTCGCGCGCGACCTGATGGTCTCCGAACTACTCCTGAAAGAGTGTCGGACCCGAGGCATCAAAGTTTTCAGCGCCGACCAGGGCAACCTGACGGACATGGCAGCCGACGGCGGTGACCCCACGCGCGTGCTCATTCGACAAATCATGGGCGCGCTGGCGGAATGGGAGAAGTCCGTCCTGGTGCGCAAACTGCGCAGCGCCAAGGACCGGCTCAAGGCCGCGGGCAAGATGAACGTGGAAGGCGTTAAACCTTACGGTTTTTTCAAGCCCGAGGCGGCATTGCTCAAACTCATGCTGGACTGGCATAATGGAGAACCGGGCAGGGACGACGACCACGCCGACCACCCCAAAAACTACCGCGAAATAGCGCGGCTGCTGAACATCATGGACTCCCGCACGCGGTCCGGCAAGCACTGGACCGAGCAAAACGTGCGCACAATTATTTTGAACGCAAAACGAAAACAATAGTCAAACCCACTATGAACTTATCATTTACTTACGAAGCCGCCCCGAAGGGTAGCAAATTCAGTCCCGCGGTTGAAACCGCCAACCAACGTCGTCGGGACGAGGCTACGCTCCGGCTGGCCCGCATCACCAACGGCAAGAGCCCCGAGCACAAGAACGGCGGCAAGTGCTGCGGCGGAAAATGCGGAAAGTGAACCAATTTGTTGCTGTTTGTCAGAGTGGTCTAATGATGATTGGCGATAGACGAATAAACAGGTCGCCACTTGTTTACCCGCCCCAGGTTCGAGTCCTGGAACAGCAGCAATAATTCGGGCCGGGCGTTACTGCCCGTAAATAGCCCTCCGACAGTCGGACGCCAGGGCCGCGATAGTGTCCACCAACTTTTATCAATTATGAACACAACCAAATAATTTACCGGGGGGTCGTCCAAAATCTAGGACACCGGCAATTGTGCCGATGAATGAGTGGAAGAAGTCACTCTCCCCCGACCAATCTCCCCTCCAGGCCCTTTCTGATTCATCCCTGGTTTTATTCATTGTTTTTCCAGGGTCCCAACACAAATTAAGTCTTCACCAGCCTGGGTTACAGCCGCCATCTGATAATACGGATGGCGGCTCGTCTTTTTTTGGCACACTGTTTAGTGAACTGCGGGGTAGAGCAACGGTAGCTCGTCACGCTCATAACGTGAAAATAGCGGGTTCGACTCCCGCCCCCGCTACCAAATTTTATGCCCAAACCAAACGTTTACACCTACTGGGATAGCTCGGAGCACGCTGACCCCAGCCAAGCGAGCATCCTCCGACTCTGGGTCCGGTCCTGGTCCGCGCGCGGCTGGAGCCCCCGCATCCTCACCGTCCGCAACGCCGCGAAGCACCCCCGATTCGACGTGCTCGGGCGAATATCCTCGAACCTTCCCCATCTCGCCGCGGAAGTCGAAAAGGTCCGCTGGCTAGTCCCAATCGAAGCGATGAACTTTTCATTCACCCCGGCGATGCACCGCAAGTCAGGCACTCCCCGCATACACCACTTCCACGCCGTCGGATGGGAATCCGCGCCGGTGGTTGACTTCCCCAACGTCCACGACGCCGACCTAATCGAGCACTGCGGACGCCCCCTCTAATGCTTCCTGACGGACCAGCTAAGGTGTTAGCGGCCCAGGTAGCGTCGCTCGTGCATTCCGACCGGAAGCGGGAAGCCGCGATGGCCGTCGTCGAAGCGTGCAAGATGAAGGTCAAGATTTCCGATGACAATCCGGCCAAATACAATCCCATCCTAACACACTACCTGCACGACCTGCTGGAATCCGACGCTCCGGAGGAAGCGGCACAGATACTCTGGACCCCGACACTATTCAACCCAGCGCCGCAATCGACGCGAGACCTGTGGGATTTATTTCGCACCACGAATCAGGGGCTCATTATGGGCGGCGGCAGCATGAGCAAATCCTACAGCGTCGGTGTGCGGCTGTTCCTCGAATTCATTCGCGACCCGGAATACACCGCGGTGCGCGTGCTCGGCCCGAGCGAGGACCACTTGGAATCGAACCTTTTTTCGCATCTGGTCCGGTTGCACAGCAGCGCCACGCTGCCGATGCCGGGCGAAGTGAATGCACTATTCATCGGGCGCTCCCGGCGAAATCAGGCGGGCGCAATCAAGGGTCTCGTCATCCCGATGGGCAAGCAAAAGAAAGCGGGGCGCATCCAGGGAACGAAGCGTATCCCGCGGCCAGTCCCGCATCCGGTCTTCGGCCCGCTATCCCGGCTGTTCTTGTTCCTGGACGAAATCGAGAACATCCCGCAAGGCGTGTGGGGCGACATCGACAACGTGTTGAGCCAGGTTGAAGAAGAAGGGGCCGTGGGTGGGTTCAAGATTTTTGGTGCCTACAATCCCCGCAACCAGCGGGACGAAGTCGGTATCCGCGCAGAGCCCCCGTTCGGATGGGAGAGCTTCGACATCGACAAGCACTTCCGGTGGAAATCCACGCGCGGCTGGGACGTGCTCCGACTTGACGGAGAGAAGTCGGAGAACGTGGTCACTGGCAAAACCATCTATCCCGGTCTGCAAACGCGCGCCGGGCTCGACGCTATTGCGCTCAATTCCGGCGGGCTGCAATCGCCCGGATATTACACGATGGGCCGCGGCGCGTATCCGCCCCAGGGCATCGAACTCGCGGTAATTCCTCCGGGAATGCTGCACAACATGCGCGGGGAATTCATTTTTCTCGATACCCCCGTGGCGGTTGCCTCGTGCGACTTGGCGCTCGAAGGCGGCGCAGGAGCCCCGTATACCCTCGGGCGCTGGGGTCGAGCCACGGGCTACAAGGTCCCCCCGACGTTGGAATTCCCGAACGGGCGCACTATCATGTTCAAGGATACTAACAGTCGTTCAACCACTCGATGGGCGCTTCAGGCGGACCAGCAGTTCATGCTGCCGAAGGGCGACACCGTGGCCATGAGCGCAAAGCTGATTGAAATCAACAAGAAGGCGGGCGTTAAGCCGGAATGGTTCGCGTGCGACAGAACCGGTCACGGCGCGGGCATCGCGGACTTGATGAAGCACGACTGGTCCCCCGCCATACACGATGTTAACTACAGTAACAGCGCAAGCAAGACCCGGCTCATGGAGGAAGATACTCACACCTGTGAGGAAGAATTTTTACGAGTTTGCAGCGAACTTTGGTTCGGGCTACGCGCGTATGCGGAATTTGGCTACTTGCTGTTGCACCCCAGCATGAACCTGGAGAAACTAGCAGTCCAGGTGACTCAGCGAAAATTCGTTACGACTGGCAAACAAAAAAAAGTCCAAACGAAGGCGGACTACATCAGCACTGGGAAAACTTCCCCGGACGAAGCCGACAGCTTGACGCTTTTTGTATTCGCCGCCCGACGCGGCTCCGGGACTATACTGAGTATGAAGGGCAACGATGTTCCGATGCCGGGGGACTCCGATGACTTCGACGGCTGGTCCGACGAACGGGTGCTTAAGGGCGGGGCGTATCACGACTGCACGAACACCACAGACTACCTCAGCGACACCCCGATTTTATGAAGCGCATAAACGTAAACCTTTTCCCGCGGGACGGATATTTTTTCACCGATAGCGACGGCGCTCGAATCCGGGGACACTCTTGGGCCGACGTGATGCGTCGGGTAGCCGCATATCGCAAGCGCGCCGGACGCGCGCAGGGAAACGTCGAGGCGGAAGTGAGCGCCCAGGCGTGCGCGCGCAACCCGGCGCACTGCTCCGAAATCAACGGCGAAAACGAGCGGCACCTGAAGATTGCGTCCCTCAAGGGGCGCGTGCTCAAATACCTGTCTTTCATTCGCGGGCTGATGCCCGGCAACCGGGTGCCTTGGGCCAGCCCCACCGACGCCGCCAACCGCGCGAACGTGTGCGCGGCCTGCCCGCTGAACACGGCTCTCCCGGAGGGATGCAGCAGTTGTCGTGCCGCAGTCCGTGCCATGCACAAAGAAATTCTCGGGGGCCGGACGATAGATGCGCGTTTAAACGGATGCAGTCACCTGGGGGAGAGCCTGCCGGTGTCGGTGTGGGTGGACCATGACGTGGTGGACGATGCGTCACTCCCGGCCCATTGCTGGAGAAAGCGACGCACGCCATGAAGATACCGAACCCTTTTCGATTCGCCGCGGCTATGCTGGCTGTCGGCTACGCTCGTTTCCGGGGCTACCGGGCGCTGGTGAATCCCGCGGAAGAAGTGAATCGCTGGCATGAGTGCCGCCGGTGCCCGCATCGCATTCCGGGGCCGGAGCTTATCGGAGACCAGTGCGGGCTCTGCGGGTGTCTGCTCGACGCCAAGGTGTTGCTGACGACCGAGCGGTGCCCGGATGGCCGGTGGAAACGAATCTGGCGGAAATCCCCCGAATAGCACACTGTTTAGAGACGCTATGCCTGCCGAAACGCAGTATCCTACTTCTAACAACCTGGACCCCGCCGGGGGGATTATCCAATCGCCCAAGATTGACTCCGCCGGGCACCCGACTCAACGCAGTATCCGGGACTCGGGCATGGCCGTCAACGTGGTGCGCACCATCATCGCCGCGAACCGCCAGCGGCAGGTGGTCAATTCCCGCATCCTGGCCAAATACAACGCGGAGCGCCCATACGACAGCGCCCGACTGGAGTCCGAAGGATTGGGGTGGAAGCAGAATTTTACCACCAAACCACTGCCGCTCTGGATTGAAAAAGTCGCGCCCAGATTTTGTGAGGCCGTCTCGGGTGTTAAATACCTGACCGACAGCACCCTGAGTAACAAGTGGCAGAACAACGTCGAGAAGTCGGAGAAATTCCGGGACGTAATCACCAAGACAATCCGCAACCGCGTCGGATGGCGGACCCTGGTGGAGGACCTGGCGTTCGACAACGCGCTGTTCGGCCACACCGTGGCGGCGTGGCTCGACGAGGGATATACCTGGTTCCCCAAAGCTTTTCAGCAAGCAGAAAATTTTCTCCCGGACGGTTGCAAGCAGGCGGCATCGAATGCCCAGTTCGTCGTGCTCAAGGAAATGTATCTGCCGCACGAACTTTTCGCCTACATCAAGGACCGGGAAACGGCGGAAGAATTGGGTTGGAACATTGAGCAAACCATCGCCGCTATCAATGCCGCCAGCCCGGCCCAGATTCGAGACCTTCTCAACATCGGCGGCACTATTGAAACCTGGTATCAGAACGCAATCCGCGAACTGACCATCGGTGTTAGCTACATGGCGGGCGCGAGCGTATGCACGGTGTATACGCTGCTCGTGCGGGAAGTGACCGGCAAAGTCAGTCACTACCGGCTCGCGGGCGCGGAGATGTCGGAGATTTTCACCAAGCTCGACCGGTTCGACGGGATGGAAGACTGCATGTCGTTTTTCGCCTTCCAAAAGGGCAATGGCACCATGCACGGGAGCAAGGGCATCGGGCGCGACCTATACGAACTCGCGGGGATGATTGACCGGACGCGCAACGAAGTCGTTGACAGGAGTATCCTCTCCGGCAAGATTCTCGTCCAGGGCGACGTGAAGCGGCTGCACACGTTCAAGATGAACGTCATCGGCTGCATGGCCCTAATCCCCCGAGACTGGGACCTGCGCGAGCAAAAAATCGACGGCGACATTGAGCCATTCCT